CCTATAGCTATAGACTTAATTATATCTATAGTATTATTTCGAGGAATAAGTTTTCAGGAGGGGGTACATCAAAAATCGTGACGATCGCTGCGGGTGTATAAGAGTGAAACAAATATTTATCGGATTTTTCTAAAACTTTTCCGTAAAGTTTTTCTAAAACTTTTTCTAACCTTAATAAAATCTCAACACACCCTCCACCCTTTTTCCTAAAGCACTTGTCAATTTTAAAATTGCAGTAATTTCTATAACTTTTTCTGATGACTACTAATTTGGTCCTGTGTCACCATTGGTCTTATGACAGACACACAGGATACACCTAACAGACCGAAGCTTACGATAAACCAGATCATGAATATAATGTTGGAGCCGCAACATCGTATAGATCCGAAGATAATAAAATTTATAACTGCATACTTGGAGTGTCGTCATATCCGTGAGGCGGAGAAGGTTGCAGGTCTTCAGCATCGTCAGGGTAATCGTATTTTGAATAAACCAGATGTTCAGGCGTGTATGCTTAAGATCAACGAGACGTTGGGGGATCAGTCAGCTATAGATGCGGCTGCGATCATAGCTCGTACTAAGGAGATCGTAGACTTTGATATTAGCGATATATTTACAGAGGATGGTAGGGTTAAAGATATAAAGGACATGCCACCTGCTGCGAGTAGGGTTATTAAGAAGTTGGTAGTGAGAGAGGTGTATGAGAAGGACATGAATGGTCAGGATGTATTTAGTGGATACATAAAGACTGTTGAGTTCTGGGACAAAATGAAGAGTATAGAGTTACTTGGTAGTCAGGTCGATTTATTTAATAAGAAGGTGAAGCACGAGCATGATGTCACTGGTAACTTGGCATCGTTATTATTAAACAGTGAGAAGCGGGCGTTGGGTCATACGGCGAGTGAGACAATAAAGATGACGAAGGATCCTTTTCTTAACGCTTACGCTGTACAGGCGAGGGATGTGAAGGTTGAGAATGAGTCCGAGTAATTGGGATATTGTAGCACGAGAGAGACCGACACTGATAAAGTATTTGCGTCAGTATAAGCAGGGTGATGCTTGGAGTGAGGATGTGATATCATTGGGTACGATCAAGGTTATTGAGAGTATTGATAAGTTGAGGGATGAGAAGGTTTTTAAAACATGGTATTGGACTATTTGTATTAACTGCGCTCGTAATGAGTTGCGATTACCGATGTATCGAGGGCATGTAGAGTTTAAGGACATGCGAGTAGAGGCTGTACAGTATACGGTGATACGAGATATGGAACACGATTTAATAATTGCTAACGTAATTGCAGGACTTCCAGAGATACAAGGACTCGTATTTAAGTTACGGTACGTCGATGAGTTATCGTTTAAGGAGATCGCAGAGATAATGGACTGTCCGTATGATACGGCTAAGGCTAATTTTCGTCACGCATTCTTGCGAGTAAAAGAGTATCTGAGTGACAGAATAATTAAGGCGGAGTATTAAAGCGATATGAATAAATTAGAATTAAGATTTTGGAATAAGGTAGAGCGTGATCCATTAACAGGTTGTTTGAATTGGACTGGAAGTAAAAACGCTTGCGGATACGGAACAATAAATGTTGGAGGTAGTAAGCTAGCGCATCGAGTAGCTTATCAACTAGCTTACGGTTTAGATCCAAAAGGATTATGTGTATGTCATAAGTGTGACAATCCTGCGTGTGTTAATCCTCAACATTTATTCTTAGGTACGCGTTTCGATAATATGCAAGACATGGCTCGTAAGGGTAGAAATAAACCGAGCGGAATAAATCAAAATACTAATAAGACTCATTGTAAGAATGGTCATCTTTTAAGTGGTGATAATTTATGTTTACGAACTGACAAAGATTCTAAAGTTCATAGAAACTGTAGAATTTGCATGCGTGAATATAAAAGAATATACAGAGCTAAAAATGCAAAATGATTTAAAAATATTCTCAGAGATGATCGAGAAATATAGATTCGATTTTGAAAAACTTGTTTACATTATATTTCCATTTGGTGAGGAAGGAACAGACTTAGAGCATGCGGCTCCTTACGACTGGCAAGTTCAAGAGTGGAAACTCATGAGCGAACATTTTAAGGATGAGAGTAAGCGAGACATTCCTTACAAGCTTGCCTTATCTAGTGGCAATGGCTCAGCAAAGACAGCCTTTGGATCGATGACAACAATTATGTTGTTGTACACACAGAAGTTAAGAAGTCGAGTGACTGCGAATACCTACTCACAGTTGAAGTCGATTGTTTGGCCTGAGTTGGACGTGTGGTGTGGACGAGCGAGATTCTTTGAGACGTTCTTTGATAAGTTGGGTGAGTCGATCAAGTCCAAGGATGAGAAGTTTAGTGAGACTTGGCGAGTGGATATGTTTACTTGGGATATGAACAATCCTGCTGCGATATCGGGTCTTCACAATAAACAGAATGCGATATTGTTATGGTTTGAGGAGTCTGCAGGTATTCCAGATGTTGTTTGGAAGTATGCTAATGGTGCCATGACTGACGTTGATACGATGAAGGTATGGCTTGCGATGGCGAACTCGGATGATCCAGAGAGTGCATTTGAACAGAAGATGACGAGTCCTGATTGGCGTGGAGTGCGCATTGATACGAGAACACTCAGTCATGTTTCAAAAGACTTCATCGATGCTATCTTGCGAGAGTGTGGTGGGAACGAGGATCACGATGACTTCCGTGTGCGTGTGCGAGGACTACCAAGGAAGTCGAGTGCGGATAGTATTATAAGTGCGGCACGAGTTGAAGCTGCACTTGAGCGTAAAGTGGATATGGGAAGTCATAGTTTTCTACCATGTGTGATGACTTGCGATCCGGCTTGGACTGGTTCGGACTCTACATGTATTTGGGTACATCAAGGTTCTGTGTCTTTGATGTTGGATAAATTTAAGTTAGATAAAACACAAGGTCAGACTCATACATATACATATCAACGGATGTGTATGTGGGAGAAAGAGTACAAAGTTGATTATGTGTTGATAGATCAGGGTGAGGGTACTGCGCTTTATACGTTGGCTCAGGCACAGCAGAAGTATAATTGGCAGCTTGTGAGTTTTGCAGGTAGTCCGAATGATGCTCCTGACTTTAAGGATTCACAGTATCATAATATTCGTGCGCAGATGTATTACGAGGCTGAGAAGTGGTTAGCGCAAGGTGGGTCACTGGACGTTCGTCTAGGTGAGTGGAAAGACGATGTGAGAAAGCAGTTGTGTATTACGAAGGGGACTCGCAATCGGGTTAGTTTAAAGAAGCAAGCGGAGCCAAAGGATGACATCAAAAAGCGAGTTGGGTATTCACCGGACGTTGCGGATGGATTTGTTTTACGGTTTAGTAGGGTGTTTTATGATCGGTTACCTGAGAACACTTCGCAGGATATGCGAGACTTGGATGACCATAATGAACCAGAAGAATATGATCCGTACTCTAATATGATGTAAACGACTTGACAATGCTATTCGTTGTAGCAACAATTTTAATGTGAGGTAAATTCTATGGATTTTTTTGAAGACCTTGGGAATGCCATTGGTGGTGACATTGGTAAATATGTTAAAAACCCACTTAACTTTAATGCATTGGCTTTAAACGCCAATATAACGAGTGATTTATTTGGCGGTCTTATGGATAAGCCAGACTATGATCCTGCTTTAAAAGCGCAGCAAGCAGCGTTTGAAGAAGAAAAGAAACGTAGAGCTATGGAAGCAAATCGTACCGATATGCAAGCTTCACAGGCCGCAAGGTTGTTCTTTGGACAATCAACATCTAACCCGAAGTCGGACATGACTAACGACTTTTTAGGATTATAAATGCAGCATAGTAAAAAAGATTGCGAACAAATTAGACAGACTTTAAAGAATGAGTTTGAGACAACGGTACGTCAGGATTGGATCGACAAGGGTTTGTGGATGAATCCTGCGTCTGTGAAGTTCCTATTGGGCCGTGAGAAGGGTAAAAGAGAGAACCAGCACATTGTGGACCTAACTCATATTATCGCTCAACGCTCGCTCGTTGCTGGCTTTATGGAAGGGAATACGTCTACGACTCGTTCGTGGTTCAAGTTCGCTCATCCAGATAAAGCTTTAAACGCTTACAGACCAGTCAAAGAGTGGATGCAGAATTTAAACGAGAGATGCTTGGCTATCGGCACAAGCTCCAACTTGTATCATGCTTTATCACAAGGATACGAGGCTTGGAGTACGTTTGATACGGCATGTATCTACATTGATGAATTACCAAAAGGTCCACACTTCACAGTGTTGGGTGCAGGGACCTACTATTTAATGAACGACAACACAGGGACTGCGAACGTATTGGTTCGTGAGTTTCCAATGAGTGTTAAGAACTTGGTCGAGGTCTATGGTCGTAAAGTAAACGGCAAGTGGGATTGGTCAAACTTCTCAGACAGAGTTAAGAACCTGTACGAGAACCAAGCTTACAATGTTGATGTGACTGTCGCTGAGATGGTTAAACCGAATAACTTATTTACGAACGACTTGCCTGAAGGTGGATCGAATCGTAAGTGGGTTTGTTTAACATACGAGTGTGCAGGTACAACTGATACAGGTACTTACGGTATCATGACAAAAGACATGGGTGGATTCGATGACGATAAGTTCTTACGAACTCAGTATAAGACTCGTAAGCCTTTTATCGCATTTAGAAACCAATCATCAAATAACTTCGCATACGGTGAAGTAGGTCCAACAACTTATTCTTTGGGCTGTATTCGCTCGTTGAATAAGAAAGCGGTCAGTAAAGACATCGCTTTAGATCTTATGATTCGTCCACCAATGCAGGGTCCAGCAAATCTCAAGAAGTCGTACATGAATACGAATCCAAGTGCTTATGTGCCTATGGATGCTCATGCAATGGCTCAGGGTGGAGCGAAGCAATTATTCCAAGTTAATCCTGCGATTGCGACATTGAATGCAGACGTTCAGGATTTACGATCGATGATTGAGAAAATGTATTACTCAGATTACATGTTGTTCTTATCTCGTAACCCGAAGACTCGAACGGCAGCAGAAGTAAACGCTATCGTATCAGAACAACAACTGGTCATTGGTCCAGCTTTACAGAGTTTGGACTACACATTAAATAATCCGTTAGTAGACTTCTTGGCTGATTACGCAATGTTTGAAGATCCGTATGTTGGTGAAGTACCTGAAGAGCTTGCAGGTTCATCACTTCGCACAGTCTTCATTTCAGTATTTGCTCAAGCACAACGTGCAGCAGATCTACCAAGTATCGACAGATACATGGCAATGGTTACAAATGTTGGTCAGATTAATCCGTCAATCTTTGATAAAGCAGACCTTGATAAGTTAGCGGATCTTTATGAGGATCGTTTATATTTACCAGCAGGTTTGAATCGTAGCCAAGATGAAGTGGATGCACGTCGTGAGAAGAACCAACAAGATGCTCAGAGACAGCAGATGTTAAACGAGACAGTACCAGCGTTAGCAGGTGCGAAGCGTGACATGGCTCAAGCTCAACAGATTGAACGAGAAGTACAACCTATATGACAAAAGAAGAACAGATCAGACGAGAACTATACGAGTACCAACAGGTTATAAGTGCGCTTCAAGTGTTGTTAGCAACTAGGCATGGAAAGATTGTGATCAAGCATTTGTTTGACTCATTCAGTGTTGGGACTGCAGCACCTGTTGGATTAGAAGATCGACCACTACTAGAGTATGTTTCATACCTACGAGCAGGCACATCGATTTATGAATTATGTTTAAAGGCTAGTCCTGAATTAACAGGGCAATTAATTGCAGAGATGATGCGAGAAAAGGAAAAGAATGAAACACCTATTAATGAATCAGGCGACGGACAATAACGGTGGTACGGGTGCAGCGCAAACAACGACGACTGCAACGACGACTGAAGCAAGCGGGGGTACAGACGCAATCGACCAAATGTACACAACAACAGAAGCCGCAGCGACAAAAGAACAATCGACACAGCAAGCAGTTCCGACAAAAGAAGGAGAAGCTGCAGCAGTCGCAGGATACACAGAACCACCTGCAGGAAGTGGAACAGGATATGTCGAGCCAAAACCAGCAGAAGCGAAACCTGCCGAGGGTGAAGTTAAGTTCGACGAATCAGGATTAACACCTGAAGCAATCAAAGAAGTAAAAGACTTTGCGACTGCGAATAAACTTTCAAAAGAAGCAGCAGAACAGTATGCAAAAGTAATTAAACAGCAATCGACTTTGATCGAAGATTACAAAGCCAATGAGCAAAAACAAATTGCAGCAGCTCGTGAAACACAGAAAGCTGATTGGTATAATAAGTTAAAAACAGATAAAGATTTTGGTGGAGATTTATTTCAAACTAACCTGAAACGAGTCGATACAATCTTAGAGAAGTTCATGCCTGAAACTAAAAACATGTTGACAAGTAGGAAGGCAATGTTGCCTCCTGAAGTTATGAAAGATTTACATAGAATGCACCAAGTATTACTTGGCAGCGAGACAACTATTGTAAATGGAAACAGCAATGCAAATGCTGCGCTATCAGATGATGAAAAATTTTTACAAGATTATTACAAATAGGTTGTAGTAGTCTTAAACAATTACAAAGGAGTTATAAGTGGCAATTAAAGGTGTAGGCTATGTGACATTAGCCGACGTCGCTAAAAAGGGCGACAAGGTAGCAGAAGTATTAACATTGAAAAATCCAATGTTAAAAGATATTCCGTACACTCAAATGAACGAGGGTACAATCCACAAGGAATCAATCCGTTCATTCTTACCAAAACCAGTGTATCGTAAAGCCAATCAAGCGATTGCGGCACAAAAGTCTGGTATCGAAGAAAGAACATTCTCAGCAGCACACTTTGAGTCTCGTTCTCAAATGGATGCTAAAGTAGCTGAGCGTGGTGGTAAAGAACGTGTTGGTATCAATCGTTGGAACCAAGCTCAAGGTCATATTCAAGGTATGGCGAATGAACATGCTAACTTGGCGATCTACGGATCACCTGCTGGTGAAGGAAACAAAGATGTTGGTTTCATGGATATTTACTACACAGTAAATACTGCGACTAACGAAACAGCAAAACAAGTTGTTGATGCTGGTGGAACTGGATCAGATAATACATCAATCTTGATGGTTAACTGGGGTCCACAATCTATCTTCGGAGTTTATCCTGCTGGAACAAACGCTGGTCTAAAGCGTACTGATTACTCTGCTGGAAACAAGCTGGTTCAGTTACAAGGTTTAGATGCTGCTGGTAACACAGGAACATTCTACGGATATGATGAGATCTTTGAATTAGATCACGGTTTAGTTGTAAAAGATTGGCGTCAAGCTGCTCGTATCGCTAACATCGACGTATCTAACTTGGTGACAAACACAACACCTGCAGATTTGATCGATCAGTTGATCACAGCTTCATACAAGCTTGATGATCCAATGGGAGCTATCATTTACATGAATCGTACTGTTCACGCTATTTTACACAAACAAGCTCGTGCTGAAGTGTCAACTGGTGGCGGATTAACATTCATGAACTACGGTGGTGAGCAGATTCTTTCATTCAATGGAATGCCTATCAGAATCGCTGATAGCATCTTAAACACTGAAGCTCGAATCGTTTAATAGAAAGGAAATATAAATATGTTTCATGATATCCAAAATCAATTAATGGTAAAACAAGCAATCACAACTGGTGCTACTTTATCAACAGACGTTTATGATTTAGTTGCTACAAACGGTATGGATCCATCGATCGGTCGTATGTATGCAGCTTTGTTCGTACCAACTATTGCTGCTGCTGGTACTGTAGTTGCAACTTCATACACACTTGAAGTATTGCAATCAACTGTATCTGCAATGACATCACCAGATGTTATCGCTACAGGATCTTTTGCAGGAACTGCATTCACTGTAGATGCACAATTCCAAGTTGTTATTCCACAAGGCTCTATCTCTAAGGAGTTTATTGCTTTCAGAGTAACTGCTGTTGGTGGAACTGCGCCAACTGTAACTTTATCAGCGTACTTAGTACCAGTTGATGAAATTCCAGTTAACAAGTTCTTCAAAAAAGTTTACACAACTATTTAATAGGGTAATAAAAATATGTCAGAAAATAATCCATTCAGAAAGGCAGCGATTGAAAAAGTCGCTGCTAAAGTAGAAGTTAAAGAAGTCGCTGTTGAATCTGAACCAATCAAGATGATTAAGGTGATGGCTAAACAAAAAGGTTTTTACAATAACTCTCGCATTGAAGAAGGTGATGAGTTTACTGTACCTGAGAATCTTTATTCAAAAATTTGGATGCAAAAGTTATAATCTGACATTTCATAGGAGATACAATGTACAACAAAACTAAAATCTTTAATTTAGCTTTACAAGCATTGTATCTTCAAAAGAAGATTGCCGATGCTGACACCGATACGTCTAGAGAGACTACAACTTTAGAGACGAATTGGGAGTCAGCATTTTTTATCGGTCTTCAAGAAATGGACTTGGATTCTACTTCGACAACCAAACCTTTAGAACTTATCTCAGAAAAACCAAACACATTTTGGGACTATTGTTATAAGTATCCAACAGACTGTGCATTCATGAGACGTATCGTTTCAGAACTCGTCACAGACGACACAGAGACTGTCATTGATCGTAAGGTGCAAATCCTTGACGGTGAGAAAGTTATCCTTACAAACCAGCCACAGGCTTATATAGAGTACATTCCAAATACGATTACTGCTGAGAATCTTACACCTGAAGCTGCAGTATTCATTTCATTAAAGCTTGCGAGAATGTCGGTACCGTTAATCGTCGGTAAGAACTCACGAGAGATCGTTCAGTTAATCGAACAACGATACGAGCAAGCATTGGTAACTGCTCAAGAGAAAGATCGTCTTGAGACAAGTATCTATCAACCAGAGTGGACAAGATCAGAATTTGCTAAAGAAAGATTATCATAATGACATATTTAAAGAAGTCGAGTTTTGCAGCAGGGGAGTTAGATCCTTCGCTACATGATAAGACTGATATCAAATCATATTACTCAGGTCTTGCGACTGCACGAAATGTTGTGTTGGGTAAGACAGGTCGAATTATAAACTCTGCAGGAACTTGGTTTAATTTACTGAGTCTTGATAAGTGTGCATACTATCCGTTCTCACAATACATTACTTACGGTGCGCCGTACATTGCAGGTACTTCAGGTATCGAAGACTTCCTGATTGTCATCAACACCACAGACTTAAGTATATATAAAGTAGATTATGAACTTAATACTTTTACATTAGTCTACAGTTTTGGTAACGCTCAAACTCAAGACGAGATCGATGCGATCCGATTTGATAAATATAAATTAACAGTTAACGACAATTCAAATGCAGAGCTTGATAACTTTGAAGTATTAATCATCAAGAACAGACTCAATAATACTTTACAATATTTACAGTTAACAGCTCCATTAATTGCATCCCCTACAGTTTATCAAGCTATTTTCAACGGTCTTAATTACAATGATTATCCTTTGATTACTTCGACATTGATTGGATCAGGACTTGGTACTCATTTAGAATACACGAGTGGGTCTTCTGTCGATATGGCAGCAAGATCAGGTCATCAAGTTGTTTACGGATTCACAGCAGTCACAGTCAATGGTGTAGAATCACCAATTTTTCCGATCACCAAATATAGAAGCTCAGGAGACGGTGCAGGTGTATTTACAGATCACATTCGATTACCTACAGGAACAGAAGAAACTGTATTTTTCATTAAGGACTTTTACATAAACAACTATCAAAAGTTTGGTTATGTTGTTAAAGAGTTAAGAATTTATAGAAAGCCTTTAAATGAAGAATACTACGGACTCGTAGCGGCTGTTAAAAATAACAACACATACAATTCAGTCACTAACTATTCGACAGGTCAACACACTGATTACGGTCAGAATGCTGATTATACAAATCCTCCTCCTGAATTACCAAAGAAGTTATCTAACTTTATTGACTTGGTATCGTTGATCCCAACCGACACAGCTTACTACAATGAGCGCATGTTGATGTGGAAAGACGACTACATTTTCTTCAGTAAGATTAATAATCCGTCATACTTCTTGAGAGACTTCCCATTAAGTGAGACGTCATCTTTATTCTTTCAACTTGGATCCAACCAAGTCACGAGTACGATTTATTATGCGATTGAGTTGTCGGGACTGTATGTATTTACATCGAACGGTATTTACTTCGGTGGTCAAGATGCACCGATCTCGTCACTAAATCCGATACTTAAAAAGGTGAACGACTCAGTGATTGATAAAGACATTAATCCGATTGTCACACCTTACGGTATTCTTTTTGTTGACGAATCGACAGGAGCTATTAAAACTTTATCGTATGATGACACAACAAGAAGTATTGTTGATACTGATATCTCTGTTTACTCTAACCATTTATTTTATGGAAAACGAGTTGTAGCTTGGGCATTTAACTCAGGTGACATTCCTTACTTATTCGTAATATTAAATGATGGAACTGCAGTAACTTTAAGTTATTCTAAAGAAGAAAAGATCACAGCTTGGACTCGTCACGATACAGACGGACTGTACAAAGACGTTAAGACATTTAAAAATGTCGTAACCAATAAGAATTACTTAATCACTTTAGTTTATAGAAATGGTCAGTACATTTTAGAATCATTCAGTAAGCGAGTGTTGATCGATCCTTTGACTATCAGAACATTCGCTCATTCGGCTGTTCGATACCAAATCACACCGTCGTTGACTTTTACATTACTTCCTGTGAGTGGAACTTTTGATGTTCAAGTTCGTGCGACGACAGCATTGGATTACACGACATCGATCGGTAAAACTTTTGCAATTTACAACTCAGCATTAGATGACTATTATTACTTAAAACTTGTAGCCGCAACACCTGCAGTAGATGTTACGTTCGATATCATAGACGAAGCACTACCAGTTAATCTAAGAAATACGCCTGTTGAATTAATCGAGTGTCATACAGTTGTCACAGGATTGTCACACCTTGAAGGTAAGGTTGTATCTGTATATTCTGACAACGAAGTGTTGGGATCACCAAACAACGAACAACTTGATCTACCGACATACACAGTATCGGGTGGACAGATTACATTACCTGAACCTAAAGCGTTCTCGATTGTAGGACTTCCTTACACTTCAGACGTTGAGACGTTGGCTATCGATAGCAAAGACGGATCGATGTCTTTAGATTCTAAGATCGTCAACAATGTTGTTGTCAGATACTCGCGAACTCGTGGAGTTTATGTTGGTAAGTTCCCTGAAGGTGATTCAGTTACCGATATGGAAGTTGCAGATCAATGGGATACAGAAGACACAGTAAACAGACCTTTATCTGAGAAGATTACATCAAAGACTTATAGACCGTATAGTGATTGGCAGTTACAGGGTAAAGTTTGTTTAAGACAAGTTGATCCTTTACCAATGGAAGTTACTTCAATTATTTTAGACGTATCAGGAGGATAGTATGCCTTTACCGTTATTAATCGCAGCAGCAGGAGTTGGAGCTGCAGCATCAATTTGGTCAGCTCACGAGCAGTCAAAGGCTATCGAAGCCAATGCTGAGTTTCAAGGAAAGATCGCAGAACTAAATGCACAGATGGCAGAACTGGACGCTCAAGAAGTTCAGCGACAAGGTATTGCTCAAGAACAACAATATAAATCTCAAGCCGATCAAGTGATGGCACAACAAGAAGCTACGTTTGCACAACAAGGTATCGAAGTTAAAGGTGATGCGACAGGTGACTTGGTTGCACAGAGTGGATTAAACGCAGCACTTAACCAAATAGATATTCAAAACCAAGCATTCATTAACGCTTCTAAATTTAAACGTGAAGCTTCACAGACTCGATTGGGTGCAGATAATGCAAGATACAATGCTTCACTTCAATCTCGTTCAGCATTAATCTCAGGGTACGCTGGTGCTGTTCAAACTGGTGCAAGCGCATTCATTAAGTCGAAAGGTTAGATCATGGCTGTAAATATTCCACAAATTCAACGAGGTAAAGGTGTATCACAAGACTCTATCGGTCGTGTTCAAGTAGATACAAGCTCAGGAACTGAAGCATACATGAAGAACATTGGTACTGTTGCAAAGACTGTTTCTAATGTTGCAGATACTTATGTTGACCAGCAGATTAAAGCTCAAGAACAAGTTAGAAAAACTACTGCTGATAAGTTGGCTGTCGAGTACGACTCAAATATCGAGAAGCATAGAAAAGACTTTGAAGTATTACCGTTGGGTGACGATCTCAATGGTGTGTATAACGATAAAGTTAAGCAAAGAGATGACACCAAAATTAAATTTTTAACACTACAAAACTTAGATGAATCTACTAAGAAATTATTAGAAACAGAAATGACAAAACGTGATGCGCTTTGGGACGAGCGCATGTACACAAAACTTGCTCAGAGTAACGTAGCTTATCAAGCTAAGACTGCCGAAGGTAAAGTTAAGATGTTTCAAAAGGATGCTGTAACTTACGGAGCTACAGTCAATCCAAAAGATCCTGCATCATTCGGACGTATTGATGAAGCGTTAAGTGAGATTGAGAAAACTGTAAAGAACTCGGCTCAAGCATTGGGAGTTACACAAACCGATAAGTCAGGTCAACCTGTCTATTCTGACGTAACCAACAATGCACTTGCTAAAGTAAAGAGTGACACGATCCAAGCTACGATCGACGGATTACTTGGTATCAATCAAGTTGATAAAGCCAAGGCCGTTTATGATCGATACTCACCTGAACTTGAACTGTTGACCAAACCTGAAGTAACTAACAAGTTAAACAAAGCTGTGGCTAACAATGAAGTGATTAAAGAAGCTGACAAGATTATCAGAACTGTTCCGAGAGAACAGCAATTTGATGCTGTGTTAAAAATACAAGACTCTGAAAAAGCTCGACTTGTTGGTGATCGTGTAAACTCACATCGAATCAAAGAAGATAAAAAGATCAAAGACATTCGAGATAAAAGTTATAGCGGAGCGCATGACATCGTTTACAATATCATGCAGACGCCTGAGAGATTCAATTCTGTGGACCAAATGAGAAATCATCCAAAGGTTGCACCAATTTGGAATAACTTAGACTCGACACAAAAGAACTCATTGGAGTCGTTAATCAAACGTCCTGATACTTCTAACTACGAACAGTTAGATAAGGTCAGTCAGATGAATGAGTCTGGTAAATTGAGAGATGTTCCAGACCGAAAAACATTCGACTCACTCACCAATCAGATGAGTACAAAAGATTATGGTAAGTATTTAAAACAATGGGAAGACGCTAAGGATCCTAAAGCTAAAGGTTTATCGTCAGGTACGAGATCTAATATCTTGGCTAAGTCAAAAGAATTATTTAAGTCTTCGGGATTGTTGAACACTGTTCGAGGAACCAACAAGATTGATCCGAAGTCTTTAAAGAAGTGGGAAGCTTTCCAAGATGAATTGTTTGCAGACTTTGATGGGATGGACGGTACTCAGTACCAGCCGAACTCGAAGCAGACGCAAGAATATGTGAAGTCTAAAGTCAACGAATATATCCTGAAGAACAAGAAGGAAGATAAGGGATTTTTTGGTGGGTTATTTGACAAAGCCAAAAGTGCTATTCAGAATAACAAGAAAGAAGCTCCAAAAAGTAAAGACCAATTAATCCAAGACTTATAGGTGACGCATGGAAAATGTAAATGATTTAGTTCAAGTTAATCCTGAACAACAAACTGATAATGCTGTAAAGGCCGTAGAGAGTTATGTTCTAGCAGATGTTGATCCAAACTTTACATATAAAAATCCAAGTGTTGCAGACTCTTTAAAGTTTAATCTTCAAGATATTAATGTCACTCCAAAGCTTGCCAAGGTCGCAGCATCAAGCGAACCGATGACAGACCTACTGGTGAAGAACCAGAAGGAAAGAACTCTGTGGGACAAGTCTGTGAGAGTAATGGAAGCTTTCGGATCGGGAGCTTCTGAACGTGCGGACTTAGAGATTCAAAACTCTGAGTTGTGGTACAAGAAGATGTTGTCAGACGGTCCAGTACCGATGACAGGTTTAGCTGTCGATCAGTTCACAGAAGAAGACAAATACAACTTGGTAGACTCTAAAAACAAATTAGATAAGTTACCAACATACGAAGACAACTATGCTGAGATTATCGCATCGTCTGCAGGATCGTCGATATCAACATTGGCTAAAAATGTTGGTGACGTTGCTCCTGTTGTTGGTGGTGCTACAGCTTTGGCAGCAGGTGCAGGGTTTGCTGTTGGTGGTCCAGTGTTGGCGACTGCTGCAGGATCGTATGTACTTGGTGTTACAGCAGCACCAGCAATTGCGTTTAAATCTTATAAGCAAGCGTCAGGTCAGATGTATGGTCAGCTTGTTAGTGATAATCCAAATGGTGATAAAGAAAGATTTAAAGCGATCTCACAAGGCGTTGGCGTAGTTAACGGATTATTGGAAGCTGTATTTACTAAAGGTGTTGTTCAACGTGTTCCTTGGGCTAAGAGTTTAATGATCGGATTTGATCGTGCTAAAGAGTTATCTCAAACTACAGGTGCAAACACTATACTATTAAAGCTTGGTGAAGCTGCAGTTGCTCACGGAGCCAACGGTATGACTGAGATGGCTCAAGAGCTTAGTCAAATTATTGGTGAGGAATACGGAAAGAACGGAACAGTAACTTTAGATAATATTTTAAACAATGCCGAACGACTTACGATTGCAGGTGCTGCAGGTGCTATTACATCTGCAGGTATCGCAGGAACTTTAGATGCTGCAGGTAAGACAGCAAACATTACATTCAGTGAAGCTCGTAAACTTGGTGAAGCTGGTCAAGTTGGTAAAGGTGATACAAAGCCAAAGTTTAAAGTTACCGTCAAAGAAGCTGACAGAACAAAAGCTATCAAGTTTCAATTACAACAAGACGCTTTGAAGCAAGCTCACGAGGCCGTGAAGTCCTCTGAAGTTCAAAGTAAATCACCTGAAGCATACGGACAAATCCTTCAAGACCTTCACGGTGACAGCGAAATATATATCCGTAACGACAAGTTTAAAGACATCATCAAAGACGATCAGACTAAAGCTTTAATGATCCGTGACAAGATGGGTATTAACATCAACGACGAGTCAGAACTGACATCGATCACTAAAGATAAATACTTTAAACTTTTACAATTAGATGACCAATTCTTTAATGCCGTTCAACACGATGTTGATGGACCGATTCAATCAGAGGTCGATAAGTTCTTTAACTCTGTGACAGATAACCAAAACAAAGCCAAAGAGTTAGAAGCTAAGATCAATGAAGTCAACGATCCTAAAGAGTATGCGAGTATTGTAAATCAATTAGCAGACTTGGAAGAAATTAAACTTAACGAGTTTGAAACTGTTGAAGACTACGTTAACCAACCTGTCATTCCTGAGTCTGTTAAAAAGATATATGAGGGTGAGAAGGGTTTACCACAATCATTTATTAAACTTGAGGAAGATGTTAGAGCTGCACGAAAAGCGGTAGCCGATATCCAAATCAAAGCTGAGAAGAAAAACATCGACAAACTTGTACGTCTTGACGTCGCTGTTCAAAAAGATATGGAGATCAAGTCACTCCAAGAAGAACTTAAAAATTATAAAGTCTATGACGCTATCGAAGCTTTCACAAATCCTAACTACGGAAAGACTGGATTCGATAGTGGATCAGTAAACTATAAAATTAATCCGAACACATTACCTGAACATTTAAAGAAGTATGTTCAGGATCCAACATTAAAGAAATACAAAGTATTTGCTGAGACTAATAATACCAAACCTATAATGTCAGAGGGTAGCGATAGAAGTAATATTGTAAACAGAATTAAGACTGTAAAACCAGAAATTTATACTTTAAAAAACGGTTCTAAAATTGAGATTCGTGCAGAGATGAACAACGTACTGTCTAAGTCTATCTTAACAAATAGGCAATCAGATGTATCAATACCGTCTGCAGTAGCATACTTAGATAATAAAAAAATAGGATACGTTGCTATAGGTGGAGAGTTTAAAGACGTTAAAGGTAAAAGAACTTTTGTAACAACACCTCAAATGGTTGAAGTAGATGTAGACTTAAGAAGACAAGGAGTTGCTTCTGCACTTTATGACTTTGCAAATAAGAAGATAGCAAAGTTTGATTCATCTGATTTTCAAACAGATGAAGGTAAAGCGTTCACAAAAGGTCGTAAGAAACTTGATACTACTTTACAAAACCAAGGAACAGACGCATCTGATTCTGCTCGATTACTTGGTTACGATACACCTGAACAAATGTTCAAAGAGTTGATGATTGCTGAACCAAGGCAGAAAGTAATCAACGAACAGATGGAGTCAAGGGACGCAGAGATTCGAGCATTGTCAGAAGACGAGATCGGATTCAAACCTCAAGACATCAGAAACACTTTAGCAAACCAAGCACGACTTCACCTTAAAGAATTAGACAAGATGATGGACGCTTACAAAGCTTCTGTCAAAAAAGGTATCAAGATCGTAACTGCACCAATGAAGACCAATGACGATTTAAAGATCGATGCTTTAAAGATCACGTCTGGTTTAAAAGTTAAAGACTTGAAAGCTAAGATGTTTGAAGTTAACGAGAGACGTGCGAATGTTAAAGCAGGTCAGGCGCTTGTTAAAGGTGATATCAATAAAGCGATCAAGTTAAAACAAAACGCTGCGCTCAACGCATTGGTAAGAGCAGAAGTGTTAAACACTAATAGGTCACTCAATTATAAAATCAATCGACTTTCAAAAGCTATATCAAACGATGTGATTGCAGACCTTAGAAAAGCTGGACCAGAGTATGAAGACTCGTTTAAAGCTATCACGGACGTAATCAATTTCAATCGACGATTCGATACCAATGCTCGTGATAAGTGGATGGTTTGGAAAGATTTACAGCTCGACAACGGTGAGGGTAACTATGACCTTCCTAAAGAGTTTACAGACTCTAGAGCGAACATTAATGATATGTCAGCACAAGCAGCTTCTGCACTTGTAGAGACTGCGCTGAACATTGTAGCGACTGCCAAACGTAAGAACGAGTTAATTGCACAACGTGACTTTGGCAATCAACAACTTACTTTAGCTCAAGTATCCGAAGAAGTTGGTGGGTTATTAAAACGTCGTAAGGATTACAATCCTAATTTATTTGATACACGAAGTAATTTAAAGAAACCTTCATATTTTGGTGACAAGAACATGACTGTAAAATCTTTCATCGGGATTCACACTCGAATGGAAGAAACTATATTTAGAACTATTTTAGATAAAGGTGAGAACAACGGATACTTTACAAATCTATTGTGGAAACCATTTGAGGACGCTCGTGTTTATAAATCTAATTTAGATTCAGGTGTTGATCTTTATATTAAGGATGCGATCAAACAGTACGGAACTGATAAGTTCTTTAACATGGGATACGAAGTAATCAACGATCCTGATCTTAGAAAAGTAGATTATTTTGGTGATGCTGATATTACCAAGTTACATTTATTTTCGATACTTTTAAATATGGGTAACGAAGGTAACGTCGAAGCTTTAACTAAGTCTTTAAAAATGGATAAAGATCAAATCATTAAAATCTTAGAACGTCACTTAGATGATTCTGAAATTAAATTAGCTCAACAGCATGGCTTGTCTTATGACTCTTTATGGAATGAAAACGTAAATACGTTAAAACAAATGGGTGAGGAAATACCTGAAAGAGTAAAGGGTGACGATTTCGTATTTAAAGGTAAGAACGTAAAGGGTTGGTATTATCCAATCAGTTACATCTTCGATCCTGTATTAGATGACCAAATCGCACTTAAAGGATTAACTGAACAAAAAAAAGAAGAAAGATATAAGTCCAGCTTACTTACTTTTAATAGACATAACATTGAAAGAAAACAGGCAAGTGACAAAAGAAAGATTAATTTAAACTACGGTGTGTATAATAAATCAGTACAGGAGATCACACACGATATCGCATTTAGAATACCTTTAAGAGATACTGGATTAATTATCGGTCAATCAGAATACATTACTGGTGAGTCTGGTAATGAGTACACTACATCTATTCAAAAAGACTTATACAATGTTTTAGGTGAAGAAAACTATAAACAGTTATCTGATTGGATTAAGTCAATTAATAATTTACCAAGTGAAACTTCAAGATCAGAGTCTGATCTAAATAATAATATCGGTAAATTTTTATCTGCGACTCAGTTCGCAACTCTAGGATTTAACCTTGGTACGATGTTGATTCAGGTTCCTGCATCTGCACCTATCGTGTTTAATCGATTACGAGAAGACTACAACGGAACATTTAGTTATCCTGACGTACTACAAAATTACAGTAGAGCATTAACTAATATGTTCACGTCAACCAACATTAAAGATATAGTTGGTGAGATTGCCAAGTATTCACCTGACTTTGCAAATCGTTTAAAGCAGTTAGATATTGAGGCTAACAAATCAGACTTTGGTAATACTCCAGATACAGGAAACAAATCGTACAACAACTTTAAAAGACTAATTGAGAAGACAGCGTTCATTGGATTAACTCAAATGAATATGCGACTCAATGCTGCGACTTGGGTTACAGCTCATAGACTTGCAGATTCTGGTAAAATTAAAGGTGTTGATCCTAAAGTACCACAGCAGGTTATCGAGTACGCTAACTCTGTTATCCGAACAGAACTTGAGTCGAATGACATATTGGATAAGTCAGCAGTTCAGAGAATGAAGGGTACGACAAGATTGTTTACTCAATATTATTCTCAGATGAATGTTATTACGAACAAGTTTATCTCAGCAGGTTACGGTGCAAAGATTGGTTGGCAGGATGCAATGGATCTTCCGTTTACCGAGAGATATGCAAAACGTACAGAGGTTGCTGCACGATTAGCGAATAGATTTTTAATGAGTGCAATCTTACCAGCGATAGGTGTTGGTGTTGTGCGATCTGTTGTTAAAAATAGAGAAGAAGAAGAAAAAGAGTTTTTAGATTATTTTAAAGATGGATCGTTTCAAGTTATGGATTCGTTCATCGGTCTTAGAGATTTATCGTTCTTTATTCAAACAGGCGGTAAGAAACCTCCTACACTTCCAGCTTACCAATCGGGTGCAGATGTTTGGACAGCGACAAGTGCGTTGATTGATTTTGGTAATTCACCTTTAAGACCAGACGAGACGTTTGAGTTTTCAAACAAAGAAGTAAACGCAATGGTTAAAACATTAGGTTTACTTGGAGTACCGTCAAGACCTGCTAAGTATTTATATGACTTGGTAACTGGTGATGATGTTAGTGAGATGGACTTCGGATCGAATCCAATCAAGGTCATCGATCAAATGATCGCAGATGTTGGTACTATAACGATGGACGACTTCATGAAAACAGCGAACGAAGATGCTACAGGTGCATTGAATGAAGGTCAAAGTAACGAAGATATTAATAAGTCATTGAATGATATCAAGGATACTACTGGACCAAAGTCTGTGTTTAAGAATCCTGAAGCTAACGCTGTGTACTTGGCGGACGTAAACAAAGAAGTCCAGTTATCTTCGAGCGAGACTAAAGCGTTGGAAGATTACATGTACATTGTTGGGTCTGCAGAGTCAGGGTTCAATGAGGATGCAGTATCTGAGTCTGGTGCTGTGGGTTGGTATCAATTTATGAAAGGTACATGGTCAGGACTTTACAAACAGTACCCTGAACTTCTCAGAACTTCGACAGTTCCGACAGACTTAAACTTACAGAATAAGGCCATGTGGAAACTGACAGGTAAGAACTTTTACAGACTCCAAAAGGAAGGTATCCCTCAGACCAAAAGTAACATGTATGCGCTACACGTTACAGGCGAGAGACAGGGTATCGATCTGTTAAAGGCTGCTGATTCTGAGTCAATTACAAACATTGTAAATCAAAATGATATCTTAGCGAATCCTGTTGCTTTGCTTGGGGTTAGAAAATCTCAAGCTTTAGCGATGGACTTGAGTAAGGTGACTGCTGGACAGGTTAAAAAGAATATTAAAAACTATTTACTCAAGGCTATTGATCGAGCTGTAGCTTACGAGGAGAGACAGAGACTTAAAGCAATAGCGGATAATAATTGACAGATTAATTATAACAGATAGGATTTTTATATGATTACAAGTTATCAACCAGTATCGACTTATCTTGGAAATAATACGACTGATACTTACACGTTTGATTTTAAGATCAAGGCGTCGAGTCAGGTTTACATTATGGTATTCAACACTCTAGACGATAGTCTAGTTTTTGCTGAGTACGGTAATGTTGGAACGAACGTATCAAATGTTATATATGATCCTGTTCGTGGCGGTGGTTCAATTGTACTACCTGCCAACCTTGCAGCAGATCGTAAGTTAATTATAAAGCTTGCGACGGATGTGCCGACTCAAGACTTTAAGTTCCGTGAACAGTCTGAGTTTAATCTTAGACAGTTTGAAAACTCATTGGACTTCTTAATGAGTCATATCCAAAGACTGTATGAGAAAGTATCTCGTACAATTCGCTTTGATGATAAGGCTTCTTACAACTCTGCGATTGATACAGAAGTTAAGACTTTACCAGTTCCGAACGGTATTGTGATCTTTGACTCTGCAGGTGAAAAGGTAAGTGTTCAGGACTTTAACTCTTTGGTTGCTGCATCGGGTGCAGGACTTCCTGCAGGTGGAGCAGTTGACAATGTGTTGACGAGTGATGGAACGAATGGTGTTTGGTCAACATTCGCATTCTCAGGATTCTCTGCACGATTTGGATCAATCTTCACATCGACAAGTCTTTTAGATACATTGACTAAAATATTAAACATTACTTATACGCCACCATCGATCTCGATAACGGCTTCAGGATCTGGTACAGTTCGTGAGAAGGGTGCTTCAGTTGCATCGACTCTATTGACTGCAAACGTGACTCTGACTTCTAATCCGATCGCTGCTGTGAGATTCTATCAGGGTGCGACTCTACTTACGACTATGACAGGAACGATCCCTACAGGTGGTTCAGAGACGTACACATACTCGACTCCGTTCACGGATAACATCTCGTTCTCTGCTCAAGCAGATGACACGAATCCAACAACAGTAAGTGCGAGTGTGTCGTTTACGTTTGTGTATCCTTATTACAACGGTGCTGGTGCTGTGGGATTAACTCCTGCACAAGTTTCAGCATTGACCAAAGATGTGATCGTGTCGACAGCAACGGTTAATAAAACGATCGTTGCAACTGCAGGTCAGGTTCTATACTTCGCATACCCTGCAGCTTATCCGTCATTGACTTCAATCTTGGATGTGAATGGGTTTGAGACGATCTCGGATTGGACGCTTACGACAGCCAACATTACAGGGTTGGACGCTACTGCTCAGTCTTATAAGATTTACGAGTTTAATAATCCTGTGGCTGCTGGTTCATACTTTTACAGTTTTAAGAGGTAATATATGGGTATTCCATTAGGTTCAAATTTTACAGTAAACACGGCTTTACCTTTAGATGATCGATTGGTTGTTGCGGATCTTACAGCTCGTGATGCGTTGGATCCTTCAAGACGCTTTGAGGGTTTAACGGTTTACTGTGTTGCTGATTCAAATAACTATCAGTTGGTTGGCGGCATATTGAATGCTGACTGGACTTTAGCAGGTGGAGCATTACCACCAGTATCGTATGCTGGATACTCGACACGGTTCAATGAAGTGTTTACTTCTACGGACCTTGTGGACACATTAGATAAAATTTTAAAGATCTCTTATGTTGCTCCGACGATCTCGTTCTCTGCTGCTGGTAGCGGTACAGTTCGAGAAAAGGGTAACGCTGTCGCATCGACTCTGTTGACTGCGAACGTGACCAAGACTTCGGATCCGATCGCTGCTGTTAGATTTTACCAAGGTGCTACGTTACTGACAACTTTGACAGGAACGATCCCTACAGGCGGCACAGAGACTTTTAACTACACAACTCCGTTCTCAGATAACATCTCATTCTCTGCACAGACGGATGACAATGGAGCGACTGGTGGACCGACAACGGTTACAGGGTCTGCATCGTTTACGTTCGTGTATCCTTATTACAGTGATGCAGGTGCGGTAGGATTAAGTGCTGCAGCAGTTGGAGCATTGACCAAGACGATCATCGTATCGACTGCGACAGTTGTAAAAACTATGACAGCAACAGCAGGTCAAGTATTTTACTTCGCATACCCTGCAGCTTATCCGTCACTGTTCTCAATCTTGGATGTGAACGGATTTGAGACGATTGGTGATTGGACTTTAACAACATCGAACATCACAGGACTTGACGCTTCGGCACAGTCTTATAAGATTTATTCATTTAACAATCCTGTAACTGCTGGATCATACCAGTTTACATTTAGGAGATAATCGTGGGTATTACACTAACTTCCAATTTTGATGTAAATGCTGCACTACCTTTAGATTCAAGAATGGTAGTTGCAGACTTAACGGCTCGTGATGCGATTGCAGCAGGACGCAGATACTTAGGTATGTGTGTGTACGTTGTATCGGATACTCTTACTTACCAATTAAAAGCAGGAATACTGAATACTGATTGGGTTGAGTATGGTGGTGGTGCAGGTGCTGCAGTTACATTCGTTGACCAATTCTCAGGTAACGGTATTGCTACAACATTTACATTAGGTGCTGACCCGTTAGCTGTTGAGAACACACAAGTTTATATCGACGGTGTTTACCAACAGAAGATCGATTCATACGACCTTGTAGGATTAGACATTGTATTTGTCGATCCTCCTCCTACTGGTTCGAGCAATATCGAAGTCGTTTACACAACTCCTGCGAGTCCTTTGGTTATTCCGAATGGTGCTATTACAACTGCAAAATTAGGAGACGACGCTGTGACTACTGTTAAAATATTAGATGGCGCTGTTACAACTGCAAAGATTTTATCGTTAGATGCTGCGAAGCTGACAGGTACTTTACCAAGTGGTACGGTCGCAGACAATTCTATTAGTGAAGATCAACTGTATGTTAAACCAATTACAACAAGTGCAACTATAAACTATTCATTTGGTGGTGGTAGCAGTCTTGTCCAAGACGTTACAAACGGTACACTTGTCGTTAATAGAAATGCTGCAAACAGTAGTAAGAGACTAATGATTACACTTGTTCCTGCTGATACTTCTATTGCTTCTTTTGTTAATAGCACAGGTACCTTAACAACTTATATTATTAGAGTAACACGCAACGGTACGTCATTAGGTGCTTACAGTATAGTACCCAATAGTATACGCATGGTTCCTTCAAGTTTTATATGGTACGATCAAGCAACCAATGCTAGTGCGACTTATCAACTTCAAATTCAAGGTACTACTGTTATTAACGTAACAAACGTACAGCTTGCTTGGTCATACATTTAATAAAGGAAATATAAAATATGGCATTAACTAAAGTAACAAATGATATGTTAGTAGGACCGTTAGGTAGCGGTGGTGGTGTAGTAAATCTAATCACCGATGGTGACGCTGAGAACGCAACCAGTTCGATCTTTACTCTTTACTCTGATGCAGGTTCACCGTCACGTCCAACAGACGGTACAGGTGGTGTACCAAACATCACAACATCAATCACATCGACTAATCCTTTAACTGGAAACAAGTCATATTTATTAACAAAAGCTGCTGGTAATAGACAAGGCGATGGCGGCGCAATTACGTTCAGTGTTGATCCAAGTTATCGAGCTAAAGTTTTAAAGATCAGTGTAGACTATATTGTAAACTCAGGAACATTCGTAGCGGGATCGTCAAGTGCGGATAGCGATGTCATTTGGTATCTGTACGATATTACAAACTCACAATTAATTGAACCTTCAAATATTAAAATGTTTTCAAATTCAACTACTATTTCAGATAAGTTTGAAGCAACATTTCAAACATCTGCGACAGGCTCAAGCTATCGTTTAATTGCTCACGTTGCTACGACAAGTGCATCAGCATGGGAATTAAAACTTGATAACGTCACCGTATCACCGAGTGTGTATGTTTATGGTACACCAATTACTGATTGGGTTTCTTGGACACCAACAGGATCATGGACTACGAACACGACTTATACAGGTAAGAAAAGACGTGTAGGTGACGAATACGAGTACATGGTTAGAGTAGCAACGTCGGGTGCGCCTACTGCTGCTGCGATGATTATTCAAATCCAAGAGACTATTGATACAACGAAGTTAAATACAACAACACAATACTCAACTGCTTTTGAAAGCTCAGGTCAAGCTTACGACTCTGGAACAGGTCATGGTGTAAAAGTTGTTTATTCATCAAATCCAAATCAAGTAGCACTTACTACAGTTGTTGGACCACAATCACTTGTTGGTAACACTACACCATTTACCTTTGGTGCTGGTGATGAGATTAACGTAAGATTCACACTTCCAATTTTAGGAAAATCTGCATCGGTGCAAATGTCTGATGGTTTCGAGGGTAGAAATATTGGTGCAGAAGTACTTCGTTCTGCTGCACAAGGTTCTCAAGCGATTACAGCAACAACTCAGAAAATAATCTTCGGTGACAAAACACAAGATACAGTTAACTCATTTGATACAACACTATCTAGGTACACAATTTTAAGCGCTGGAGATTACGAGTTTACTCCGAGACTGTCTTTCAATACGATAGGTGCAAATGGACAAGCAGATTTGTTATTATATAAAAACGGATCTATTTATAAAACACTAACTAGCGGATTCACAACAGCAGGTGGAAATCACAATTTGACCACAACTTTTAAAGATGAGAATTGTAAAGCTGGTGATTATTTTGAAATATTTGTAAGTTCTTCGACAACTATGCAAATGTTAAGTGCTGCTACTATAGTTGGTGGCAGTCGTTAAGCATTAAAAAAATCCAAGGTCCGCAAGCGATTGCTGCGAGTGAGGCTAATGCTGTGCAGGCAAGCATATCAAGCGTTCAGGTATTGAATCACAATGCTGCCACAACTTTGAGTTGGAATAATATAATTAACTCAACTCACGGCTCTCTTTCTGGAACAACATTCACAGCTAATACATCTGGTATTTTTGAAGTATCGGCTCAAATAGGAGTAGCTGGACACGCATTAGGCGCACAGTACACTATTCAACTAAGCGCGACAGTCGGCGGTGATACAAGAAGTTCAGAACAAGCAGGAGTTTTACCTTCGGCTTTCCTTGGCTATCCTACGGTTATGCTATCGCCTCAACAATTTAGAATGACAGCAGGACAAACTATGACACTAAGTCTTTATCATTTTAATAATGGTTCTGCTGGGCTAACTGTTTCTAATGGAAAATCATATTTAAATATCAAAAAGGTAGGGAACTAACATGAAATATTTATTGATCTTATTATTCTTAACAGGTTGTTCACATAAGATTTTAGTTAAGCATTGTGAACCAACAGATACAGAATACTCAGTGTGCGATACGCTGAATTTGCTTGGCAAATAATATGAACGTCCAAGGTAAGATTATTAGATGGAGTATTGAGGAAGTCGTGGCGTTTGCTGTGACTGTGGCTTCGATTACAACTGCAGTCATTCTTTGGAGTATTAGTAATTTTCAATCCAAGGAAGAGGCCAACTCCCTTAAAGCGAGCATCAGTGAACGGCTCACGAAGGTCGAGCTGGAGGTGCAGATACTGCGATCTTCCGTAGGGCAAATAAGTG